TGCCAAGGAATTGTGCGAGCTTTTGCCTAGGCTGAACCTCAACGATGATCCGAACCTTGAAGCAATGCGACAAGAAGTAGAAGCAAAGCTGGCATCACATCACCCTGACGCACTCAGGGCTAACCAGACATTGCGACAGGATACTGCTGAGCAGGCGCAGGATATCATGGATAAGATGCGCGCTTTCATGAGTGGCGTATAACAAACAACCAGAGGACAAACCAATGACTGAATGGACAGAACTGAAACAACGAGTTCTTCTTGATGCGCTCAAGCGCATCGACAACCTTGGTGTGCAGTATAAAATCATCGCCCCTGACGGCGCTGAGTACGGCACCCTTATGGCTGTGCAACCACAGCCTGAGAAGCAGCGTAAGCGCAAGCCACCTAAGTATGAACGCAATGCTCTGCGTGATTATGTACTAGGGTTCATCGGTAAGATGGCCCCCGGTGACGAGGTGACTGTGCCTGTTGGTGACTTCGATATCAAAGCTGTGCAGTCATCACTATCATCCCGCGCTGGCTCCCTGTGGGGTGAGGGTAACTATCTTACAACACGCGACTCGAAGCGCACTGGTGTAACCATCTTGAGGGTTGTGTAATGGATGTACCAGAAACATACCCGGGTCGTGATGGGTTACGACTTATCTTCGTCAAGATGAAAGTGCTTGGCCTATGGGCTGACCACATCTTTGGTGGGTACGCTACTACTGATGAAGCTACTCAGGAAAAATCATACAGCAACTTTCGCGCTGCTGTTTTGTATCGTTCGGGAAGGACAGATATATGGACCATATGAAACGCTTGGCTAAGGCCAAGACTAGCTTGATACTAGCGCATCCATTCGTGGGTAGTGTTGCGCTTGGTATGCCTATGCGTCTGGATGATACCATCCCGACTGCTTGCACCAACGGCAAGGAGATTAGGTTCAACCCTAGTTTCCTTGATGACCTGACTGATGAGCAGGTCACGTTCTTGGTAGCACATGAGTGCTTCCATCCTATGCTTGAGCATAACCACAGGCGGCAGGGTCGTAACCACAAGAAGTGGAACATGGCCGCTGACTATGTGATCAACCAGCTTCTCATTGATGAGAAGATTGGTAAGTTCATTGACGGTGGCTGCTATAACCCAAGCATCTACCAAGCTGGCGGCGGTACCAGCGATGGTATCTATAACATCCTGCCAGACAGCAATGATGGTGGCGGTGATGGTCCCGGTGGCACGGGATCAGACCTTGAAGATGCACCCGGTTCTCCGGCTGAGCAGGCGCAGGATGCGGCTGAGTGGAAGGTCAAGGTAGCTCAGGCTGCACAGGCAGCTAAAATGATGGGCAAACTGTCTGCCAATATGCAGCGGCTTGTGGATGAGACACTTGCGGCCAAGGTTGATTGGCGTGATGTGCTGCGTAAGTTCGTTGAGAAGTGCAAGACCGATATGCGGAGCTTCTCACGGCCCAACAGGCGATTCCTGTCACAAGGGCTGTACCTACCCAGCGTGACGGGTGAAGCCCTTGGTGAGATCGTTGTAGCGGTTGACTGCTCAGGGTCCATCAGCCCACGAGTGATCAATGAGTTCGCTGCTGAGGTGCGTATGATCAAGGAGGATGGCAACCCGTCAGCCTTGCATGTCATCTACTTCGATGCCGAGGTGAGCCACTACGAACACTTCGGTCGTGACGATACGCTGCATATTGAGCCGCATGGTGGCGGCGGCACAGCCTTCAGCCCTGTGTTTAGGTACATGGCTGAGCGCAACATCGAGCCTGTTGCTACTGTGTTTCTGACAGACCTGTGCTGCAACGACTTCGGCCCACCGCCTGAGCACCCTGTGCTGTGGGTGAGCAACGAGTTGGATGAAGCCCCATGGGGTGAGGTGGTGAAGATATGAGCGAGACAATGCTCGTATCACTCGGCCTTGTGCTGGCCCTGTGGTGCCTCTGGTTGGAGCGCAAGGTTCGCGCTCTGACCACCGAGAAGGATGTGCTGTGCAGTACACTCATTGGCGTAGCCAGAGGTACGCATCACGTTGAGATTGATGGCAGCAAAGTAACCGTGAAAACGAGGGGATTGTGATGACTGTACCAATGATAGCATCATACGCTGATGCTGAAGCCGTGTTTGCTAAGGCGCGTAATCCTGAGAAGGGTAAGCCGATTAAGAATACATACCGTCTGACTAAAGATGGTGATGAGTTCGTTCTAACCACAAGCAGTAAACATGTCGCCAAGATATATCGGAACAACACCATCGAGGTGTTCGTACCTAAGTACACGCCATCGTGGTTGCTGATGACCGTGCTACCACAGTTAGTACCCATTAGGGCTGGCTGGATTAGTAGGAAAATGGCGTTCATGCACACAGGTAAGTCTATTCTGATACCTCACTACAAGGGTATCACTTTCGACATGCTAACTGGTGAGTGCGTAAGCCAGCCACCTACCAAACTTAATGTCAACAAGGACAAACGCAAGGAATACCTACGTGATCTGCGTGTGTTCAAGCGGCAGTTCGAGACACGACTGAAGCTCGGTGTGTTCAACGCTATTGCTGCACAGATAATGGCGGAAAAGCCTGAGCTGTGGACCCTACGAGTGCGCTGGGACGGTGATAAAACCAAGCAGAGTGTAGTGCAGGAGCTACACAGCAAGACTATCAGCCATGAGTTCGCTAAGGTGCTCGTTGGGCACACGCTAAGTAATCACTACTATCGACCAGACCCGTCTCACGATGCGTTCCGGCGCACATTGACTACTGCCTTGAACCACGCGCGTGGTCTTATCCGTGTAGTATATGGTATCTATGAGGAGCCAAACGATGCCGAGGTTTAGAGCACTCAAGCAAGTGGATGTTGAAGTGCATCCACTTGTCAGTTTCATTATGACAAAGATGGAGGAGCAACGCATACCGTACGCTGAGATGTGTACCAAGGCTGAGCTAGGGGAGCGCACCCTGCGACGGTGGCGTATGGGTCAAACCACACCAGCCATTGATGATATCGAGCGCGCACTCAACGTGCTTGGGTATAGCCTTGATGTAATCCGTGTTCACAAAGGAGATGAGGAATGAGCGATGAACAACTAGAGCGCGCGGAGATGATGCGCTCCCTCATACAAGGCGACAGGCCAGAGCCACGGTTGGAAACGCGGGTGGAGTGGCTAGAGGCTGACGGTTCAGCGCAGCGCGCGGCTATCATCAAGCTGGAGCGGGAGTTGCGTTGGAATCGCTTGGCGCTTTGTGGGCTTGCCGCTTACTTCACTGCTTTGGCGTTGGTGAGGCTGATATGACCATAACCACGGAAGAAGCGGAACAGATGGCGAGCGCCATTGACCATAGCTTTTCTCCCAATTCGGCGCGGTCAGGCGCCCTCCGGTCCCTCGCCGCAGAGCGTGACGCGCTGCGGGCAGAGAATGAAAAGCTGCGGGCGGCGCTGAAGGACGCCGCTGATGCGCTGCGTTACGCAGGCCAGAACGCCAGCGGCGTTAGCTTTGGAAGCATAACATTTATGGCAGAGAAGCAAGCCCGCGCGGCGCTGGGAGAAAATGAATGAGCATAGCCACGAAAGAAGCGGAACGTCAGGCGAAGTATACGCACGACTTTTGGGGCTTGGACGTTCCCGCCACTATGATCCGATCCCTCGCCGCAGAGCGTGATGCGCTGCGGGCAGAGAACGATAAGCTGCGGTCGGAGAACGCGAAACTCGCCGCCTCAAACCATGCTTATCTATCTGATTACCAAGAAGCCAGAGGTGAAATAGAAAAGCTGCGGGCGGCGCTGCTGTTAGCGCGTTTCGCTGTATCTCATGCGTGTGAGCTTAGTGACCGGATACTTTACACGCAAGACTTACGCAGGATTGACGCGGCGCTGGGAGGAAAGGAATGAGCGACCTTATCAAACGACTGCGCGGATGGCCCGGCCCACGCGGTGGTGAGGTTCCGTATTTACAAACCATGACTGAAGCCGCCGACGAAATCGAAAAGCTGCGGGCGGCGCTTACTATTCCAAAGAGAACTTTAGAACTTTTCGAACGCGTTGCAAGTAAGATGGTATCAGAAGGATACGCGCAAGGATATCGTGAAGCATGTAATCATATAATGGATAAACTGGGAGAAAAGAAATGAAAGTCGAAGCTATGATGGCTCTTGGTATGATCTTTCTAGCAGCGTTCCTTGGGAGCGCAGGGTGGAGGTTCGTTGAATGGCTTACAAGGTAGATGCAGACAATGAGTTTGCCAAAGCCCTTGGTGTGGTGCTGCGTACCTTGCGTAAGGTGCGCGGTCACAAAGTAATCGTGGTGCATAAAGTCACAGGCTTCTCTGAGACTAGCATCACATCATGGGAGATCGGTAGGTACATGCCGTCTATACAGAACCTACGGGCATTGGCAGAGTTCTACAGGGTGCCAATGTCCACCATCATAACCAACACCGAGAGAACCATCTACATGATGGAGAAGGGGAACAAGAGTGACCGAGATGAATGAAGGACGTAAGGATGATGCGGGCAAGTTACCCTATCATCTGCTACCATCCGATGCTGTTGAGGAGATACTCAAGGTATTGGAGTATGGTGCGACTAAGTACGCACCACGTAACTGGGAGAAGGGCATGGCATGGAGCCGTCCGTTCTCTGCCTTGATGCGCCATATGTGGGCATGGTGGAGAGGCGAGAACCACGACCCTGAAACGGGGCTGAGCCATCTGGCTCACGCTGGCTGCTGCATCTTGTTTCTGCTGTCATACACAATCAGAGGGAATGGCAACGATGATCGTCCGTAAAATCAAGAAGGCTGAAACCTTTCAAGGTGTGTCGCTGTACACATTGCTCGGCCAGATGGCTGCGAAGAAGCAATTCATTGAGCAATCTCACCCACACTTTGAGGAGTTCTGGAATTGCCATCGTGAGCTTGCTGAATTGGAGCGCACGTTTGACCAAGCAAATAAATTATGGATGAGTCACCAACATGAAACTCGACGCACAAATCAAACGCGCTCTGGATGAAAGCCCTGTGCCCTACCAGATCGTGAAGTCCAAGGATCACTACTTCGCTGAGTTTACTAACGGCAAGCGAGTTGTCATCGCTGGCAACCACGGCAAACAGAAGTGGGGCGAAGTAGTATCCACAGTACGCAACATCAAGCAGGTAGGAAGAAGCCATGACAACCAACACAGTCGTAACGAATAACACAGGTGGGTACGCAAACGTAATTGTAGATAAGGCGCATAGTGAGGCGCTTCTACTAAATGCTATGCTGACAAGGACAAAAAACGAAATGGAGGACTATGTTAATAACCGAACAGACCCGGTGCTGCTGGAGTTTCTACAGCACCTCATACGGGATCATCCAATGTTCAAGGCAGAGTTCACAGCGTTCATGGCACGGAAGAAGATGGGGATTGAGACATGAGTGTGGATAGGTTGGAGATGCGAATCTCGACTAATAGACTCGGGTTGGATGAGTTTCTAGCTGTACGGGCGCGGCTTCGTATGCTTTTTGGTGTACCTGCTGAGATTATCCCGCCCTCATACACAGATTTATTCAACGACCTAAACTCGGATCGAGAACTTCATCCTCTGCATCTATGGCTTTTGACCCATGGTTATGATGTGGACCGGGACTATGCGTCGGATGTTTTCGTTATTACACCCGACAACTTAGCAGCCACAACACGCCCCGAAGAGCGGTTGATGCTCAAAGGAAAGTTTGAATTATGATGGACATAGTTACTATAGACATGGAAACCTACTATGACAAGGACTATTCCCTATCGAAGATGACAACCGAAGCCTATGTCCGTGACCCTCGGTTCGAGGTGATCGGTGTAGGTGTGAAGGTCAATGATCATCCTACGGATTGGTACTCAGGTAATGATCCGGGTAAGTTCCTGCGGTCGTTGGACTACCGTGACAAGGCTATCCTTGCACATAACACCATGTTCGATGGGGCTATCCTGTCGTGGCACTTCGGGATCAAGCCAAAGCTCTGGCTTGACACCCTATCCATGGCTCGGCCTCTGCATAACATAGCAGTAGGTGGGTCACTCAAGAACCTCACCGCTTACTATGGCTTGGGTGAGAAGGGTGATGAAGTGCTCAATGCCATTGGCAAGCGGCGACTAGACTTCACAACCTCGGAGCTTCAGCGTTACGCATCATACTGCCGCAATGACGTTGAGCTTACCTATAAGCTGTTCAAGCGGATGGCACGAGGGTTCCCGCCTAGTGAGATTTCCATCATCGACCAGACCCTGCGTATGTACACCGAGCCTATGTTGGTGCTGGATCGTGCCGTGCTGGATACTCACCTGACCAATGAGGTCAACCGCAAGGAAGCGTTGCTTGAGAATGTAGATGCGGGTGTCACACGTGACACGCTCATGTCCAATGACAAGCTGGCCAAGTACCTAGAGCTTGTCGGTATTGACCCACCAACCAAGACCAGCCCAACTACGGGTAAGAAAACATGGGCCTTCAGCAAGAGCGACAAGGGCTTCACCAAGCTGCTCGAACATGAGAACCCGTTTGTTTCAAACATCGTGGCAGCTAGGCTTGGGGTGAAGTCCACCATCGAGGAGAGCCGCACCCGGTCCCTGCTTGGTGTGTCTGAGCGTGGGCCGCTACCCATCATGCTTAACTATTACGGCGCTCACACCGGACGCTTCAGCGGCGGTGACAAGATGAACCTACAGAACCTACCGCGAGGGGGTGCGCTGCGGAAATCCATCTGTGCGCCTCCGGGTAAGTTGTTGGTAGCATGTGACTCATCGCAGATCGAAGCGCGTGTACTGGCTTGGGTGGCAGGGCAGTATGATATTGTCCAAGCCTTTGCTGAAGGGCGGGATATCTACTCTGAGTTTGCCAGCGTGGTGTATGGACGCAAGATTACCAAGGCTGACAAGTTGGAGCGGTTCGTTGGTAAGACCTGTATTCTTGGCCTTGGCTACGGCATGGGCTCCATCAAGTTCCGTGACACGCTTGCCCTTGGTATGGGTGGCATCAAGGTTGATCTCGGAGAACATGAGGCGCAGCGTATCGTAGCCCTGTACCGTGACAGGAACCAGCGCATCGCGGCATTGTGGAACCGCTGCAACGCTGTCCTTGCTGGCATCATAAATGGGGATGACATGAACATCTCACATGCTCTGCCTAGCCTTGTCACTTCGGCAGAAGGGATCAAGCTACCCAATGGGTTCTTCATTCGCTATCCCATGCTGACCCAATATGAGAGCGGCTATGCCTATGCAGGGGACGCTCGGGTGTACCGTGAAGCGGTGAAGAACAAGGTCATTGGTAAGGGACCGCCGACTGAGAAGTTCATCCGCATCTATGGCGGGAAGGTTGTTGAGAACATCGTACAAGCTCTGGCCCGCATCGTCGTAGCTGAGCAGATGGCAATGATCGGACGCCGCTACAAAGTTGTCCTACAGGTTCACGATGAAGTGGTGATCCTGTGTGATGAAGCCGAGGTTGAGGAAGCCAAGGCATACATGATCCAGGTCATGTCAACACCACCGTCATGGGCACCGGACCTACCCGTGGCATGTGAAGCAGATCATGGTCCCAATTACGGAGAGTGCAAATGAGTAAGTCGTGGCAGAAGTATTTCATGGACATGGCCGAGATGGTGGCAACACGGTCCAAAGACCCAAGCACCAAGGTGGGTTGTATCGTCACATCAAGCGACAAGGTGGTGGTTGCCAGTGGGTACAACGGTATCCCCATTGGGGTGCGTGATCTGCCAGAACGCATGGAGCGCCCGGCTAAGTACCTGTGGACTGCCCATGCTGAGGAGAACGCTGTGGCGCAGGCTGCGAAGGTCGGTGCTTCGCTTCGTGGTGGGTATGCCTATGTCACCCATCAACCCTGTGCGCGCTGCGCCAGGACGCTCATACAGGCTGGGATACAGGTGGTGTACACCGGGGCTGGGCAGACTAACATGCCAGCCGAGGAGTTCGAGGTTGCCAAACAGATGTTTCTCGAAGCTGGGGTGTATGTTATACCCATGGCATCAGAATCTGAGGAAACCTAATGCAGCTCAGCCATTCGTTCTCATCCATCAAGATGTTTGAGAACTGCCCCCTTCGTTACTACCACCAACGTATTGCTAAGACCGTAGTGGATAAAGGGGGCGAGGCTAGTCTGCACGGTGAGCGTATCCATAAGTTCTTGGAAGAACGACTGAAGGGGGTGATCGAGGAGCTACCCCCCGAAGCTGCCAACCTTGAGCCCGTGGTTGACACCATCGTGAAGATGATTGGGAATGGCGCACTTTACGTTGAGCAGGAGCTGACGCTCAACCCTGGCCTTGAGCCAACCGGATGGTGGGATGCCGATGCTTGGATCAGGTCCAAGCTGGATGTGAACATCATCAAGAGGCAGAGTGCCATCGTGATGGATTGGAAAACCGGGAAGCGCAGGCCAGACTTTACACAGTTGGAGCTATCCGCGCTTCAGGTGTTTGCACACTACCCGGATGTAGATGACGTCACGAGTGCCTTTGTCTGGACGCAGGACACGGCTATTGACAAAGAAGTTTACCACAGGCGCGATGCCCATAAGATGTGGGAGAAGCTGCTTGATCGTATCCGCCGCATCGAAGTCTGCGTGGAGAATGATAATTGGCCAGCCAAACCAAGTGGCCTGTGCCGGTTCTGCCCGTGTAAAGATTTCTGCGATTACGCGAAGTAGAACTTGACAACCCTGTAAAGTTAGGGGTATATCATGGCCACACCAGAGAGTAAAGTTAAGGCTAAAGTTGATAAGATGTTGAGCCAACTAGGTGTTTGGTTCTTCAGCCCCCAAGCGGGGCCATTCGGCAGGGCAGGCATCCCTGATCGGATCGTATGTGTGAATGGGCATTTTGTGGGGATCGAGGTAAAGGCAGATGGTAAGAACAAGCCAACCAAGTTGCAGGTTGACTGCATGGCAAAGATCGAACGGGCAGGCGGCAAATGCTTTGTCGTCTATGACGATGCCACGCTGGCTGAAGCAAGGGACTACATCCAAGGGCTCGACTGATGCTGGTGCTTGAGAAAGCCAAGGCGCTCATCCTCAAGCTAAACCATCCTGGCCGGGTATTGGAAGCCATACCCACAGCGCAGATGGTCAACGTCAAGGGCAGCGAAGTGGTCGCCGTACCTCATAAGGTACATGAGGTGGCTATCCTGCGGAAGCTGGGGATCGAGGCACCGTCACCTATCAACCACTACTATGAGTGGCCGGGTCGGTTCAAACCTTACGACCACCAGCGGGAGACTGCTGCCTTCCTGACCTACCACAAGAAGGCATTGGTGCTGAACGAGATCGGTACTGGCAAGACCCAGAGTGCGCTGTGGGCGGCTGACTACCTGATGCGTACAGGCAGCATTGGTAAAGTGCTGATCATCTCTCCCCTGTCCACACTCGACCGGGTGTGGGGTGACGCTATCTTCATGGGGTTCCCTGACCGCAAGGGTGTGGTGCTGCATGGTACGGCTGAGCGGCGCAAGAAGCTGCTCAAGACTGACGCTGACTTCTTCATAATAAACCATGATGGATTCCCCATCATCGCTGAAGATGCCATGGGTATGTTCGATCTGGTTATCGTGGATGAGGCAGCGGTGCTGCGTACCCCCGGCACGACCCGGTTCAAGATATTCAGGAAGTGGATGGACAAGAACCCGGACACACACCTGTGGCTCATGACCGGGACACCGACACCCAACGAACCGACTGACGCTTGGGCCTTGGCTAAGCTGGTTGACAGCCCCTTCTGTACCCAGACCTACACGGCGTTCCGTGATCAGGTGATGTATAAGCAGGGTCAGTATCGTTGGTTGCCAAGGCCCGGTAGCGTTGAGACTGTGTACCACATCCTGCATCCATCGGTACGGTACACTCGGGATGAGTGCTTCGATCTTCCTGACACTATCGTACAGACAAGACAGGTAGAGCTGACACCAGACCAGAAGAAGCACTACGCCACCATGATGCGCCATCTCATGACGGAAGTGGCAGAGGAAGGCAGCACGATCACGGCGGTGAACGAAGCGGTCAAGGTGCAGAAGCTGGTTCAGATCGCCTGTGGTGTGGCCTATGATGAGAACGGCAACAACGTAGAGCTTGACTGCTCACCGCGCCTCAACGCTGTGAAGGAGATCATTGAGGAGGCAGGGCAGAAGGTGATCATCTTCGTCCCGCTGACTGGTACTCTGTATATGTTAGAGCGTGAGCTTAGTAAGCGTTGGTCTGTTGCTGTGGTGAACGGCGCGGTCAGTTCTTCTGAGCGGTCAACCATCTTCAAGAACTTTCAGGATGCGCGTGATCCACACGTGTTGATTGCCCATCCTGCTACAATGGCTCATGGCTTGACACTTACCGCTGCCAGTACTGTGATCTGGTATGGGCCGGTGACAAGCAACGAGCAGTACGTTCAAGCCAATGGACGGATTGAGCGTATTGGTAAGAGGAATGTGTCGAACGTCATCCACATTGAAGCCACCGAGCTTGAACATAAGATGTACGAACGGCTCAAGGGGAAGCAGCGGCTTCAAGGGTTGCTGCTGGAATTGATACAACAAACGAGGTGAACATGGCAGAACTTACAGTTGATAAAGTTGTCGCCGGGTACATCGCCCTGCGGCAGCAAAAGCAAACCATTGAGCGTGAGGCTGAAGAAAAGGTCAACGCGGTCAAGGCCAAGATGGTTAAGATCGAAGCGTGGATACTTGAGCAAGCCAATGCCCAAGGGGTTACATCATTCAAGACAAACCACGGCACGGCGTTCGTAACCACGACCGACTTTGCCAACGTGGCTGATTGGGATGCTGTGCTGACTTACATCAAGGACAACGAAGCGTTCGATCTTCTTGAGCGTAGGGTCAGCAAGACAGCGGTGCGTGGCTACATCGAAGCGCGTGGCGCAGTTCCATCCGGTGTGAACTACGGCACCAAGTTGGAAGTAAACATTCGCAAACCCACAGCGAAGGGAGAGGACTGATGATAGGTGAATGGCTACTACGCCAAATCCGCAACGCTGAGAAACGGAGGGAGAAGAACCATCCGCAGCAGCAGATTTACCCGGACATCTTCTCAGGCACACCAGCCATCTCGGTGTACCGTATTTCAAACGGCTTCGTGCTGTCATCGAATAGCCCAGGAAGATACGAACACACCATGGTGTACTGCAAGGATGTTGGTGAGATCGGAGATCAGATCGTCACACTTCACGCGCGTGAAGCGATGGGCATACCGGGCCATGTGAATATCACCGCACATGGCGGTGGCGGTGGCGGTGGTTCTACGCTTGCCGCTTACCCAATTACCGTACCTAAACAACGTATCTAACCGCTCATAACAGGAGAAACCCATGAGCAACATTATCCCTGCTAATCTGCAAGTCCCGGCGCACCTCGCGTCTCGTATTGGTAAGCCCTCTGCCTTGGCACAAGCCCTGGCTGGCGGCATCTCTAGCGGCGGTGACTTCCCCCGCATCTCCATCAAGGGTGCGCGTTTCCGCATCGTGGAAGGCGGCGCTGAGACTGTGCTGAACCAGACCACGCTTGATGTGATCGTGGTGGGTGCCAACCCCCGCCTGTCTAAAGTTTGGTATGGTAAGGAGTGGAACAAGGACAGCGAACCTACCGCCCCTGACTGCTACTCCTTGGACGGTGTGAGCCCACACCCGGATGCAACCAACCCGCAATGTGATCTGTGCGCGTCCTGCCCACATAACGCATGGGGTTCCAAGATCGCTCCGAATGGCCAGCAACTGAAGGCTTGCTCAGATAAGAAGCGCCTTGCCGTGGTTGCTGCTGATGATGCTGAGGGTCCGGTTTATCTGTTGGAAGTCACCCCGGCTGCGATAAAGGGGCTGAACGCCTACCAGAAAGAACTGTCCATGCGCGGCATCGCGCCTGAGATCGTGCGTACTCGGGTGTCCTTTGACACGGATGCGTCCTTCCCGAAGCTGAAGTTTGGGCTTGGCGGGTTCTTGGATGAAGCCACCATGGCTGCTGTCGATGACCTGTTCGGGTCGGATAAGGTGAAGGAGATCACGGGTGAAGCACAGGCTGAGAAGCCTGCGGCGCTGCCCCCTCCGGCCCCCCGCCCTGCCCCGGTTCGTCAAGCCGCTCCTGCCCCGGCACCGGCGCCGGAAGCTGAGGAAGAACCCGCCCCTCAACCCAAGCGTGGGTTCGGTGCGGCCAAGCCTGCGGCTGCCGCTCCCGCTGCTTCAAAGCCCGCTGCGCCTAAGCCTGTGGCCAAGCCTGCCCCGGCTGTGACCGCTGGTGTCGATCTGGCAGATGAGATCAGTAATATGCTCAGCGGGCTGGGAGCGGATGATGCCTGACAGCGTTGACTTTAACAAAGTCGAGGCGCTGCGTAAGCACATGCTGATAACAACTCGGGAGATGGCTGAGCTATTCGGCGTCTCTCGGGTGACCTATCACGGCTGGGTGAGAGGGCAGTCTCTCCGGCAGAAAAATCTTGAGCATGTCACCTCGATGGTACGTATTCTACTGGCAGTAATGCGTGACCATGGATGGCCATCAAGAGAAATTGTTGGTCTGCCACAGGTTATGCGTAAGCACAGGTTGCTTGCTCTAGTAGCTGAGTATCAATAGACTATGGAGGGGGAGCAATCCCCCTCCTCACGGAGTTGGACAAAGGTAGGGGTAGGTTATGGATACGCTTGAGTTTCTTCGGCGGGTCCTTCCGTCCGAGGGCTACGTTGTTTCTATCACAATCAACAACGGGCAGGTCCCCAGGCAGGGGTTCCACGCTGACATTGACGCATTGGCAACCAGCATCGCGGCGCTGAGCCAAGCGGGTAACAACGTCTATTATGCCGTAGCATCCTTCGTGGATAAGAAGGCTGGCCGCAAGCAGGATAACGTGCATCTCATCAAGGCGCTGTACCTTGATGTGGACTGCGGGCCGGGCAAGCCATTCTCCACTTGGAAGGAAGGGCTCCGCGCCGTTGGCGAGTTCGTTGCTATCAACAAGTTACCAAGACCCATGATCGTCGCATCCGGCAACGGGCTGCACGTGTACTGGGTGTTGGACCGCGACCTGACGCAAGATGAATGGCACCCCCTGGCGCTCAGCCTGAAAGCCATGATCCCCACCAAGGACGGGCGACCCGTGTTCGACCCTGCGGTTCCGGCTGATAGCGCCCGAGTGCTGCGCCCTGTGGGTACGGTCAACCCCAAGGGTGGCGGTGATGTTCGCATCCTATTCGATGCAGACCCGGTTGATGTGGATACCATGCGTGGCATCCTTGGCCATGCTGCGCCCGCTGTCGTTGCACAGCCAGCCCGGTCATCGCTGTTAGATGCCATGGCGGTGAAGCAGGAGTACCCGCCTGCTAACCCGGATACCTTGGTCGAGAAGTGCGCTCAGATCGCATGGGCGGTGCAGAACCAAGACTCAGTACATGAGCCATTGTGGTATGCCCTGATGGGTGTGGCTGCGTTCTGCTCGGACCCAGAACAGACCGCTAAATCGTGGAGCGAAAACCATCCAGACTATGATGAGGACCGCACGCTTCGCAAGGTAAATCAATGGCGCAATAGCGCCACCGGACCAACCACTTGCAGCAAGTTTCAGCAGGAACGCCCCGATGGGTGCAAGGGCTGTAAGCTCCTTGGTAAGATCACCACTCCGGTCAGGCTGGCATTGGAATACGCAGCGGCACCGCCGCCCGTAGATACACCAGACCAGATCGTGCAGAACCCGCCCAGACCATTCAAGTGGCGCGAAGGCGGCGGGCTTCGGATCACCATAGATAAGTCCGATGTGGACGTATGCACCTTCGATATATACCCGGTCAGCTACGGTAGGGATGAGTCCCTTGGGTATGAGACTGTGCGGTACCGTTGGAACCGCCCTCACGTTGGCTGGCAAACCCTGAGCTTCAGGCAGTCATTGCTGGCTGAGTTCTCAGTCAAGGACTTCGCTACCACCATCGCAGACCAGGGCATTGTCCTCCCTACCAAAAGGCAGACGGAGCTATTTCAAATGATGTTGCGGTCCTACATGGAAGAACTGCGGCAGCTCAAGACAGTCACCAATCTATACGCCACGATGGGCTGGAAGCAGAACAACAGCGAGTTCCTGTTGGGCGACACCCTGTTCAGGCGGAACGACGATGGCTCCGTAGTGACCGAGCCGGTCACCCTTGCGGTCAGTTCCCAACGTATTAGTGAGAACCTGTACACCACATCCGGTACGCTCGAAGCATGGGTGAAGTTCACCTCCGTGCTAGAGAAAGCCGTGATGCCAACGCACCAGTTTGCCTTGATGGTATCCATGGCTGCGCCGCTGTTCGGACACACGGGCCTCAAGGGCCTGACACTCAGCCTCTATGGACCCACAGGGGCAGGCAAAACGCTGGCTCAGTATTGGCAGCAGTCAGTATGGGGTGACCCGCTCAAACTGCACTACACAGCCAAGTTCACACAGAACGCCATGTTTGCCAGGATCGGTTTCTATAACAACCTGCCAGTAACCATTGACGAAGCCACCATGCTACCAGCCAAGGAAGTGGGTGACTTCTTGTACTGGATTTCACAAGGCCGCGATAAGGCCCGCCTGTCACGGTCTGCTGAGGAACGGGACGCTAAGACCTGGGCTACCATTGTCACTACATCTTCCAACCGTTCGCTGGCCTCCATGCTGGCAGCTAGTGGGCTTGAGACAGACGCGCAGATGGCACGGTTATTGGAGCTTACGGTACCGGCGCACCCGCTGTTTACCCGCAGCACGGATGCCGGACAGAAGATGTACAGCTTCCTATCCACCAACTATGGCGCGGCTGGCCGGGTGATCATCCAGCACCTCATGGAGCTTGGTGAGCAGGGTATCCTGGCCGCGCTCGAACACCACAGGCAGGTGTTCAACAAACAATACGGCGCGAATTTTTCCGGTAGTGAGCGGTATTGGGAACAATGTATCTTGTGCGCCGACTTCATGGGCAAAACAGCTACAGATTTAGGTCTGATTCAGTTCGACTACCGCAACGCAACTGCCCACGTGATAGCCCAGACCGGAGCGATGCGGAAAGCGGTGGCTGAGAACCACGCGGATTCCTTCGACCTACTGGCTGAATACCTGAACGAACAGTCACACACAGCCCTGACCATAACCCACGTGGCCAGCACTTCTCAGCAAGTTGTGGATACGAACCGTATGCCAAGGGGTGAGGTGCATATCCGCTACGACCTGTATCGCCCCAACCAGGGGGCGCCGCTCAACAACGGTGCCATCACCATAGACAGGCGGCACTTCAAGAAGTGGCTGGCTACCCGTGGCGGTGACTACCGCTCACTTGTTGAGGACATGACCCGCGAAGGTATCAATGCCACCCCGCCATCAGAGAAGGGTTATCTCGGGCGGGGAACCAACATTAAGCTGGGCCAGCAGTACGTACTGGCAATCAACGTCAACCATCCGCGCCTCATCGGTATCCTGACCAATGAGGATAACAAGACGGTGAACGCTCAGCTTAACGTCATCCAAGGGGGAGTACCCTGACCTAATCGGTCAGGGCATCAATAAACCCACGGATGTCTTCTTGCGCCGCCCTTGGCGCAGCCCGCAGTGCGCGCTCACCCGCTGGCCGCTGAGCCTCACGCAATGCCCTGGTGTTACCGGTTGAGAAGTTCCTGATTTCCAGTGGGGTGCCACGTGTGGCGTTGTTCCATTCGCGCACGTCGTTCATGATCTCGTTGGCTGTCTGTGTATCACCGCGCAGGGTAGCCTTGATCCAAGCGTGACGGAACGAAGCCACGGCCTCCTTCTGGTAATCAGTGGTGCGGTTGGCGATACGGATAACATCGTACTGGTTCGCCGCTTGCGATGGGTAGAAACCCGCAAGCCGAGTGATGATGGTACCCATATCCATATCTTTACTAACCACATACCCACGGCGGTCAACCACGGCACCCGACTGTAGGTAGGCGTATGAGTCACCCATCAAC